ATGGGTACTAAGTGGTCTGATGCTGGTGACAACCCCACCAATGCCAACTTGGCAACGGCTAACAAGTGGGCTGCTACCTATGACATTGATCTGATCCCCATGGTTCAGATGACTGTCAACAGCCCTCTGGATACCACCACTATCTGATCTTGATCAGAGCAAAGGCCCTACCATTAGGTGGGGCCACCTTCCTTTTGCGCTATGGCTGCCACGATCAACGCCACACTGAAGAGTGCGACAGCCAACAGCTATGTGACGTTGGCCGAAGCCAACACGTATTTTGAAACCGTTCCAGATAGCACCACCTGGGACAACAAAACTGACGATCAAAAAAACCGAGCGCTGATTTCTGCAACGCGCTGGATCGACACGTTGAATTTTTATGGTGATCGTTGCGATACGAGCCAAGCGCTGAACTGGCCTCGCAACAATTATCACGTTGATCGGGTTGAGCTGACCTGCTCTGCCATTCCAAACGACATTAAATATGCAACACATGAGTTGGCCAGAGCATTGGCCAATTCAACTGATTCAATTACGGGCTCTACTGGCGACACCGGGCTGTATGAATCCGTCAAACTTGGAGAGTTGGAGGTTAAATACAACACTTCTAGTCAAGCTACGGGAACTGTAAACAACGTTTTTGATGTTTTCCCTTGGCTGCAGTCTTACCTAGGGGCCTACTGCTCCGGCGGTAGTGGTTCGTATTCAATTCGTGTTGTGAGGGGTTGATATGCCAGGAGCACTCGACAAGGCATTTAAGGATGCAGCTAAGGCGATTGTTGCTGATCTTGGCAGCAGCCTAGATACAGAAATCGATTACACCCGCAAGTTTTCTGGGACGTACGACACAGCCAAGGGTACGTTTACAACGTTTGACCGTCCGTACTTCAACCTGAAATGTCCGATTGAGTTTGTTCAATCAGAAGAGGACACAGAGGCAGAAAAACGAACAGCAAGGGTCTACGTTTCTCCTGATCAAATCGGCAACAACCAGCCTACGTTTCAAGATGAGGTGAAATTAAAGTTCGCTGGAGCGGACCACACGGCTCAGATCGTAAACATTCGTACCTACAAAGGCGGACAGGAGTATTTGTTTGTTTTGGAGGTGGTTTTCTAATGGCTAGAAACGATCTTTACAACATTAGTGGCGACATAGAAGAGTGGTTTGACAGCAGTTTTAACAAGCTTATCAATAGTGTTGTAGACACTCTTTCAACCGAAAGAGTTAGCCCAGTTTATACAGGATATTTTGCTTCAAGCTGGACAGCCAGGTCTCGCCAAGTTCAAGCAGAAAGTCGAAAAACCAGCGATAAAAACAGGCGAGACGAAAGCAAGCCTTGGGCAAGCGTTTATTACAGAAAAACGCAGGGCAAAGGTGGCGCAATGACTGCATGGGGTGTCAAAAAAAATATAGGGAAAATTCAGCGAAGGTATCCTGGTCCGTTTTATTTTAATTACAAAAAAAGCCCAACAGTTTTTATTGGAAATACAACTTTTTATAGAGCATACGCTCTTGAAGATGGCAGTGTTTTGGCCTATGTGCAGGATTTGGCACAAGAAGTGCGAAGTGCATTTTCAGAAAAACCACGCCTTGCTACTCTTCGGGTTGGCGCTGAGCCAATGGAGCGAGTTAGTGGAGTCATTCCCACCTATAAGACAGGGTCTACGCCACGTCTTAAGCCGGGCCTTAACATTCTTGAGCCATGAGTCTTGTAAACGTTCGAGCAGCCTTTGAAAAAGCTGTAACTGATGCTGTTGTTGCGGCTGATAGCAGCGTACAAATGGTTTACGACAACGTAAAATTTACGACTCCAGGCAAAACCAAAAAATACGTTTCAATGCGGGTGACTTTTAACCAGTCAACCCTACAAAACCAAGGTGCTGCTACTGATTATTACAGCGGAGTAATCCAGTGCAACATTTACGTTCCAAAATCCGTTGGAACGGCGGCTCTTGCTGCGATAGGAGAGTCTGTGATTGACGGCTTGACTTCCGTAAATGCAAGCAGCTACACATCTCCTTCTAATGTTTCGCCGAGAGTAATGGACGTTAGCGGACCTACATCTATTGAACTAGAAGATCGTCCTCATTTTCTTGGAATTGTTTCTTGCCAATTTACGGCAGTTGTATAGTATATTGGTTGAAACGACAATGTATTATGCGTGCTACTGAGCTGCTTCGCAACAAGTTTGGCGTCAGTCAGCTTTACAAGCATGATGTAGAGGTTGATGGCGAGGTTGTTCTTGAGGTGTACTGGCATCCTTTGACGATTGCTGAGCGTGAGTCAATTCAGAAAAAAACTGACTCCGAAGATGCAAATGATTTTGCCTTGAATATGATGGTGCAAAAGGCTCTTGATGCAGATGGCAAACGTCTCTTTCAAGATGGCGAAAGAGCTGTGCTAAAAAATTCGGTTGAAGCGTCTGTGCTGCAGGATATTCAGCTCGCAATGCTGTCTTCTGGCGCAGAAAGCAAGGTGGAGGAAGCGAAAGCAGGCCTAAAAAGCTAGTAACGACTGGCTTTTTATATTTTTTCTAGCAAAAGAATTAGGAATGACGGTGGCCCAATTAACAGTTCACTTGACTAGGGAGGAGTTGATTGGCTGGGCAGCTTTTTATGAGCTGAAGTCAGAAGAGGAGGAGAGGGTAATGGATCGAGCCAGGACAGGCAGGGGAGCGCAAACAATGGTGTCGCGGTAGACTAGGGCAGGACTTTCTGCGTTTTGCCTTGTGGCCAATTACAACGTAGACATTGAGGTTGGCCTGAAGGGCCTTCAAAAGCTTGGCGAATTTGAAAAAAAATTAAAAACTATAGAAGAAAGTTATGTAAGTATTGAGCTGTTAAATAAAAGAGCCGCGAACCAGAAGTTAAGTAATTTTTACAAAGGCAGTCGCGAGACGCTTATTAAGCTTGCTGGCGATCAAATGAAACTCGACTCCATGCTAAAGCAGGGAGCTGAAATTAGAGCAGGTTACGCAAAAGACAGAAAAGAGGAGCAACAGCGACTTGCTGAAGCGCAACAAAGCGCTGTAGCGCAACAAATTGCAGACGAAAAAAAAGCATCAATAGCCGCAAAAAATGCAAGTGTTCAGCGACTTAATGATCAAACAAAAATAGTTAAACTTTTTAGGCAAGCTGAAGAAATTAGGGAGCTGCACAGAAAAAATCAAGTTGCAGGTCAAGCAAAAGACGCAGCAAATCGCAAGGCAGCAATTATTGCTGAAAAAAACGAGCAACTTAAGTCTTTTTCAGTAAAAGCAGAAAATGAAAGAAAATTTAGAAGTCTTTTCGAGCAGGGTGAAAAAATCAGACAGTCTTATGCGGCTGATCGGCTTGCCGGAATAAAGCTTGAAATACAGCTTGAAGAGGAGTTGAACAAAACTAGGCGTGAAGGTATCGCTGCTGATCAACGAGCCAACAGGGCTCGCCAAGATGCGGTTGATCGAGCAGAAAAAGATTTAGCTTTGAGAAATCGAGGCAGAGCGCAGCAACAAAAAGATCGCAAAAAATTCTTTAATGCTGCTGTCACTGGCGGTGCTTTTCCGTTGCTTTTTGGCGGAGGAGTGGGGCAATCATTGGGTGGCCTTATTGGCGGCGGTTTAAGCGGAGAAATGTTTTCTGGAGCGACCGTTGGCCTGCAAGTGCTTGGCTCTGCAATAGATAGATTCGTTGCTGGTTCTGCAGATCTAGGAAAAGCGCTTGATCCTATTTCTGGAGATTTTGAAGCCGTTGCTGAAGCGGCTGGTTTTGCAAACACCGCAACGCTTCAACATATTCAAACTATTGAAGAGCTGGGCGGAGAGAACAGGGCCCTCGAAATTGCAACCGCCGAACTGACTCGTGTTGTTGGAGCGGATGGCGTTGCCGCGTTAAACCGTTTTGGAACGGCCAGTAAAGATCTCGGAAACGCGACCGCTGAAATTGCTTCTCAAGCGTTTGCCACTATTGCATCAGCGTTAGAGCCGTTGACTAAGGCTGCAGCAGAGTTTTTGAAAACAACGTCTGCTGTAGGTCAGGCCCAAGTGTCTGAAGACCCAAGACTCAAGGCGGTTCGCGGGGAAATAAAAGAGCGTATGCGAACGTATGATAATCAGTTCGGAGGGATGAATAATTTACAAAATAGACAAGCAATCAGAGATCTTCGAGCAGAGGAGCTGAGTCTTGTAGAGCTGATAGCTAGAGAGCAGCAAGTAAGTATTGAGCTTGAGGCTAAAAAATTAAAATTGCAAAAGGAGGTCGAAGCCCTTAATCTTAAAACTAAAAGACAGCTTGAAATACAAGAAGATTTACTAAAAGCTGGAAATGATTTAACTAACAAACGAGTTAGCAGCCTGCTGGAACAGCAAATTCAGGTAGATTACCAGGTCAAGGTTGAGGAAAAACTAGAAGAGATGGTAGAAGCCGAGATAGACATGCAAAGCGTGCTTTTAAAATTAAAAGAGATGGAGTTGGATCGAGACAAAAAAATTGCGGATCTGCAGGAGCGAGTAAACAAAGCTCTCGAAAAAGCAACAAAAGACGGTCAAAAAATTGCTGAACAAAAGGCTAAAGAACTTGAACAAGCAAAGGACTTGGCTAGAGAATTTTCTCGTGAAGTCCAACTGCGTCAGTCCAGTAGCGACGTAGCGAAAGATTTACTGCAAATACAATTCGAGCATGAAGACCGAATAAAAAAAATAAATGAGCTGGAAAACCAATCATTAAGAACAGAGCAGCTAAAAAGCGCAGAGCTGTTAAACCAGCTTCAAATTAGAGAGCGTTTGGCAAAATTTGCAACAACTCGAACGGAAGAAGAAGTTGCTCGCGACGATTTAAATCGTGAAATTGCTTTGCTCGCGGCAAAACTAAAGGGTACGGAAGAGGAGTTTTTGCTTCAAGAAAAGCTAACTGCGTTAAAAGCGGCCATGGGCGAGACCGGGCGTGATGAAATTCAAATTTACGAGGAGCAGCTTAGGCAATTAAAAAACAGAGAAAAGCAAGAAGACGCTTTAAACGAGCGCTTGAGAATTCAGAAAGCGCAAACAGCCGAGCTTCAAAACGTTTACAAGCAAATCGGCCAGACCATCGAAACAGGTGTTGTAGAAGCGATCTCTGCCGCAGTAGATAAAACTAAAACATTAGGCGAGGTTGCCAGCAACGTGCTT